ATTCATTATTAAAGGCTTCTTTTAAATCACTCCATGACACAGAACTTTCTTCACTTTCGTCGGCAGGGCGAGGCAATAATTGAGCTTGTTTTGCGCGATATTCCCTCATGTATTCTTTCATATATTCTTTTCTTCTTTCCATACTCTCCAAGTTTTGGTGTTTTCCCCAATTTGGGATAGTTACCGCACCATCGATAATCTCGATCATGCCGAACTCTTCAAAAGTTTTTAGCGCTAATTGTACCGTACTCTCCTTTCTTCTGAAGATGGTTGCGAACATTTTTTCATTGTACGGCATCCGTTCATTCATCACGAACACACCGCTATTATTCTGTTTTCCGGCAAGACAAAGGATTTTGAACCATATCACGATGATGCTGTCGGCTTCTGGCAGGGTCTCTATCAGAAGTATTTTTTCATCATCGAATATATCAGTTAAAATCTTTATCCATTTAACATCTGCCACTACTGATTACTCCTTTCCTTGATGAAAGAATCCAAGTCATCTTCTGCCACTCTCCAAGAATTGCCGATCTTGTATGCTTTCAGTTTCTTCCGCTGAATAAGTCTTCGAACCGTTTCGATATCGACTCGCAATTTTTCAGCAACTTCAAATGTAGTCATGAGCATAAATACACCCCCTTTCAATGATATTATATACTACTCCACAAAACAATGCAAGGCTCTATTTTCATTTACTTTTTCCCTCCTTGGTAGAAATTAACTACAACTCAATCTGACCTTCGGTTGCCCTGTCCATTGCAGACAAGGTTTTCAAGCCTTCGTATAACCTCGAGGCGTAACTTCTGCGGAAGTCTTTGTACTCGGCTTCCGATTGACAGAGCCAGTAGCCAGCCTTACGGTTCGTGGAGCAGATGCGGATTCCGTTCTTTCGCATCCGCTCGATTTCTTTTCTGACCATGCGATCCGGCATACCTGTGGCGGTCATAAGCCTTTCCCTTGTAGCCGGATTTTCCTTCGTGGCGGCTGAACAAATCTTATAGATGTTCAGTTGTGCCTGTGTTTGGATTTTCATTTCTCCTCCCCCATCCATAAAAGTAACTTGTTTATAATTTTCAGATAGTCATTTCCTTCTGCCGAATGGTAAAGTTTCAAGGTTTCAACGATTTCCTCAGACAGACCCAAAGTTTTGCATAAACTTCCAATGTCCATCTTGGGAGACTCAACATCGGTTCTTCCAAGCAAAAAATCAGTAGAAACATTATAGTGATCGGCAATTTTACATAGTGTCTCATAATCGGGTCGGTTAACGCCGTTTTCCCACTTGTTATATTTGGCGGGATCTATTCCCAATTGAAGGGCACCCTCTCTTTGAGTTCTGTGGAGATCTTCTCGCAACCCTCTTAATCTTTTGTGGAAGGGTTTGTTTCTTGCTTCCATCCTCGCATTCCTCCCTATAGTTCAGATTCCAAACTTATCTTTTCCATAATTCGGGCAAAGGTTTCCTCTCGGAGTTCCTTCGTCCTTGTGTGGGATACAGGCCAATCCGGCATCTCAATCAACAGCATTCTGCCGATTTCGGTTCTGATAGTCTTTTCGTGCTTCTTGGCAACATCTTCATCACCTGTGGCCGTCTTTAGTCTTGACCTTTGGAGCTTCCATTCGTCCTCATGGGCGCCCGACCATATGGCTTCCCACAGACCCTCCCACCCTTCCCTTAGCAGGTATGCAGTGTTGCGTTTGTTCATTTTTCCAACTCCTTCATATTGTCAACATATTTCTGGATCGCCTTTCGCAGACCTTCTTCCGGCACATCGCTATAGACGAGGTCAAGCATATAGGTCGATATGCTTTTGTGTCCTCTTTTCCTGTTGATAAGTGCCTTTTCTTCGTCCGACACCCGGATGTGGATATAGTTAGTTTTTTTCATGATAGTTCCTCCAGTTCTTCCATTTCCTCATCATCTGTAAGGGCGAAAAACCGCACCCCTTTGACCTCGGTAGCTAAATAATATCTATCAGAGTCAATATCCTCTCTGTCACACTCGCCGAAAGTATCGATCATCCCCCTTGCGGTCATCTGCACCCCCCAACTTTGGATGGCGATAACGCTTTCGCTACTTGTGGCGGCTGCGACGCTTTTTTGCAAGTTCGCAAGTTCGATTATTTCTTTTGCTGTCATTTTTTACTCCTTTCTGCCGGATACAACGCCTCCGGCGGGGCGGTGTCACTCTGCATTGATGATCTCTACTCCCAGTCTGGATGAAGGTCTTTTCCCACTCTGACTTTGAGATAGTCCGGGTTACTTGTGTGGGCGATGCTCTGGACCTCCCGCACTCCGTGAGCATAGCAGGCGATGTCGTTTGTCGTGCCTCGCCAACCGTGATAGCGCTTGATGGTATGGTTTGCGTTGCCGGGGATTCCGTCTGGGCAGTCCTCGATCGGGATCAGTTTCCAGGCGCTACTATTGCCGAAAATACTGTTGTACTCCACAACAATGACCTTGTCGCCGACCTTGCTCCCAAACTCGTCTCCGTAGATTTTAAGAGTTGCTTGCTTTTCCATTTTTATCCTCCTCCGCCCGGTTTTCGCCCGCCGGGTTGGGCTATTAGTAGACGTATGCATTTCCGATGTTTGAAAACCGCTCGATCATCTTGATCTGCTTGGTGCCGTCCCTACGCAGGACTATGATCTCGTCCCCTTCGTGCTTGCCCGTGAAGTCCCCTTTTACGGCCCAGCCTTCTTCATCCTTAACCCAGTGGAAGCCGGATCTTACGGCTTTGACTCTTTCCGCTCTTGCCCTGTCGGCTTCCAGCCTGGAAAGTCTACTGCTGACGCTTGCTTCTCTGGAGCGATTAGTTGCCCATATGCCTTCTCTTGTGACGGTAAGGTCCATGTCGATGATGATGCTTTCGATGCTTTCACCCTCTAAGGTCGCGATCCTTTCCACTTTGTCTCCTACGCTATACCATGCCATCTTCTTTCCTCCTTAACCTTTGCCCCTGTGGGCCCTGTCCTATCTCTTTATCTGCCTTTACTATACACCATCGTAGCCACGTTGTCAACACTTTTTCGAAAAATAAATAAAATTATTTGAAAAGAATTTTCCCGCAGGCCGAAAAATGCTGTATACTGTACACGGTGGAGTATATCTCTACCATATATGGGGATGCGATAGATCGACCGGGTAGCCGGACACACGGGTGCGAGTCCCGTCATCTCCACCAAGCACAAGGCGTCAAACCTAATCCGCCCGGAGGTTGTCGTTACAAGGGCGGTTCCTCCTCCAAGCGTAAAGGATTAGATATGGCAAAGGGCGAGGAAAAGGAGCGATGTGACGAGGGGGCTTAAAATATTTTTAGGAGGGGAATATGACGAACCGAAGTAAACTGATTATGTCCCTAAATAAAAAAATAAACCGGCTGCTACAAGAGGCTGAAACATGGAGGACCAGAGCGGAGCGAGTCACTCCATATTTGACTGGAATGCCATCGGGTGGACATGGTGAGAATCCGAGAGAATTGGCTATATGCAGAATGGTGGACTGCGAGACCGAAGCAAAATATCTAATTGAACAGTTGCGCAAACTAAAACGGGAAATAGAGTAAATGTTAAAATAATACTATGCATAAGACTTGACAAGTGGTGCTATAGGTAGTATTATAATCACGGGGACAATATAAAAAAATATGGGATAGCCTGTAGCATTTTACCCATGCTATATTGTAAGTGACAAAGAGTATTCGTTCTCCGGGCTCACTTGGTTCTCCTTAAGAAGCTCCTCGGCTGCGTACCGGGGAGCTTTCCCGTATGAGGATTTATCATGGCAAAAGACTGGGCGAAACAATTCTATAACAGTAAAGCATGGCGAGATACACGCAAGATAGCACTACGTCGAGACTTATATACGTGTGCTTATTGCTATGGCCGAGCCGAAGAAATCCATCACGTTATACCGCTCACGCCTGAGAACATAAACGATCCAATGATATCGCTGAACCCGGACAACCTTGTTGCGTTGTGCCATTCTTGCCACGATAAGATAACAAAGGGCAGTACGGGAGACTTGAAAGAAGGTTATGTGTTTGACGATGAGGGGAATGTAATTCTGGCACATCCCCCCATTCAGCACAGATAATAGGTGGCGCTTTTAGACCGAGCGCCCCCCTCTCTGATACTGACTGATACCCGCGAGCGACCCCTACCCAAAAGAGGTGATAATATTGGCAGATATATCCAAAGAAAAGCGCATATTGAAAGAGGACAAGCGGATTCGGGAACTATTCAAAGACTTGCCGAAAGATGCGCTTGCTTTATATGACGGTTTGATACGCCGCGCCGCATACATGAGGGCAACGCTGGAAGATTACGAAGCCGACCTTGACGAGCGCGGATATGTCGAGAGTTTTTCGCAGTCGGAGAAGCTGGAGCCTTACGAGCGCGAACGGCCTGTTGCGAGACTGTATAACACGATGAACTCCAACTATCAGAAAATTATGAAACAGCTTAAAGACGCCTTGCCCGAACAGTCTGCCGCAGACGCCGGGGAGGAACTGTTAAGGTTTGCGGTTGGTAAAAAATGAATTGGGTGCTTGAATACCAACGCTCGATCGAGAGCGGCGAAACGGCGGCATGTCAGAAAATCAAAGCGGTTTATAAGAGGGAATCCGAGTGGATAAAGAATCCACCTGCGGACTTCCCCTTTTACTTTGACGAGAAGGCCGGGAACCGCCCGATTGAGTTTATTGAAACATATTGCCGCCACTCAAAGGGACGCTGGGGGCGGTTGCCGTTCCTGCTTGAGCCGTTCCAAAAGGCAAAATTGCAACTTGTTTTTGGATGGCTTGAAAAAGAAACGGGCAAGCGGCGGTATCGTGAAGTGGTTGACCTACGTGGGCGTAAATGTGGCAAGTCAAGCGAAACAGCGGCGGTTGAATTATATTGCCTTATTGCAGACGGCGAAACAGGCGCTGAGGTGTACTGTACGGCAAACAAGCTCGACCAAAGCAAGCTGATTTTTAACGAAGCGGTCAACATGAGGGCGCAGTCTCCGGCGTTGCGGAGCGTCACAAAAAAGCGGCAGTCTGATATTTACTTTCCCGCCATGCTTTCAAAGCTGCAAGCGTTGGCAGCTGACACAAAGACAATGGACGGCATGAACGCCCATTTCTTTTCGCTCGATGAATTTCACGAGGCGCGGGACAGCAAAGTTTATGACGTTATGATTCAATCACAGGCGGCGCGGGAACAGCCTCTTGCGTGGCTTATTTCTACAAACGGATATGTCCGGGAAATGTTCTTTGACGATAAATATAACTATTGCTCAAAGGTTGCTTTGTGGGAGGATGGCTTTGAGGATTACAGACTGCTGCCGCTCCTGTATGAACTGGACGAGCGGGACGAATGGGCGAAACCCGAATGTTGGGGCAAGGCGAATCCAGGGCTTGGTGAAATAAAATCGCTCACAACGCTTGCTGACAATGTGGAGAAGGCAAAGCGTGACCCGACTTTCCTGCCAACATTGCTCACAAAAGATTTTAATTTACCCGAAAACAGCAATGCCGCTTGGCTAACATATGAGGCGGCAGTGAATGAAACGGTTGTGCCGATGGAGTATTTGGAACATAGTTACGCAATAGGCGGCTGTGACTTATCCAGCACAACAGACCTCACCTGCGCATCGTTGCTGATAAAAAAGCCAGACGA